ATGGATATTTCGCAAAAGATGCTCACTTGTGGTGGCTATGTGTTGGGATGCTAAATACTGTTGATTGACGGCCAAAGCCAGTTGAGTTTGACGGACCGTGTACTGGTGAGGATGGTCGATGGTCGCTCTTTGTTTGAACTTCGACTCCGCGTCTAAGTAGCGTGGATTAAGTTGGGCTCGAGCGAGACGTGCAGTGTGGTCTAAGTCTGTAAACATGGTGTACCCTTTGAGCAAGTCTATAGTTGAACAGGCAGTGCTGATCAGCTTGGTACGAGCTACGATATCCTTGCTGGAAAAATCGTGATATCGTTTGCGGCTATGTTCTATTGAATTGTTGACTTTCTCCAAATTAGGTGTGAACCGAATACATCTGCCGTCCCATATTCCCAAACGCGAGCAAAACATTGGAATTTTTGCATCAAAGTCACTTTCGCATACCATGGTCATCACCTTGCAATCTCGTTGTATAAGGAAGGTTTCGTCATAACCAAATGGGCTCAGGCTGTGAATCAACATGTCGTCCCCTAACACGATAGCGTATCGATGATGGCCTTGCTGGAAGTAAGCTGCGTGGCAACATAGGTTATTAATCCAATTTCCGAACCCTGTGTCACTGCCACCGGTAGGTTTTTGAATTCCATTCGAAATTGACAAATTTTTTCCTTGTTGTCTGGCTTTGTATTCATATTTAGCCATGATCTCTTGTACCACAGCATTGTCGAGCCCAAGATATCGATAGATGTTGCTGATGTTGTTAGTGGCAGTAAAATTTTGCCGTGCATCCTGTCCGGAAAAGTCATTTTGGTAATAATATCCTTGGACTGCTTGTTCGGGAGCGAAGAGGTGCAGGTCAATTCCATCAGTATAATAAATGCCGGCTCGTTCCATGATGGGCACCAGTCGTTTCTTAAGCATCTCGACCGATATGACACCGATTGCATTGTGCAAATTGGAGTTACTGATGATAGTGTGTCCTTTTGCTGCTTCCAAGGAGTGTTTGTTTTTATATAGTTTCTCAATTTTCTCGAAAAGCTCAGAATCCTGTTTAATTCCAAGTTCATCCTCGGCCAGCTGTTGTATTCGGGCTCGTTTTGCTGGGTCCACACGTTGCCAGTATTGGGCAATGGTGCCTCGGTTGAGGGTGATGGGACTGAAGTCATCAGTCGGTAAACGATATTTTTCAATGAGAGCAATAAGGTTTTTAGATGGCTGTAAATTTGGTTTACTGCCTCGAATGTACTCTTCATTCTTGACTGCCAGGTTTCGTTTGCCGATTGCCCGTTGCATTTGGTGTCGGTTCTGGATATCGATGGACTGATAGCCTCGCTGATTAACTTCAATAGGTAAGATTGGGTCTTCAAGTAGGTCTCCCATATTGAATGTAACTGTTCCATGAGGTCCGATAATAGTCTGTCGATGTTCGACTTCATGGGGCACTGCTTCGTCTTCGGGGATAATATCTGGATGCTCGGTGATAAGTGTTCCATCATGAATGACTGTCTGTATTTGAGATATACGTAGTTGTTTTGCCATTGCATGTTTGGTGTCATTGTAGCTTGTACAGGTGGTAATACACTCATCTTCCCAGATGTTATCCAAACTAAATATGCCGAGATGAGCATCATTAGCATGGTCATAAATAGCTTCTTCCAAAAACCCTCCCCAAGCTGTACGGAGGTAATTTTTGCGAAGCCGGCTTCAAGACTGGTTTGTGCATCTTTCATAATCGTGATGATGGGTCCGGCTGTTCTCTGGTCGTCTATGTTGTTTGGGTTGAGCACAACATCCTCGCCATTTAATGTTTGTTCATTAACCTGAACATTGACATTTTTAATTTCCTTCATTTGATGATCTACTCGGGTGGAGAAGTATGCGGAATGATGTTGATGGTCTGACGTCGCATTGCGTTGGTTGTGGAGATTGTCATGGTGCCATAGGTCCTTAGTGTGGTTCCATGGGTAACAAACGATACGTAACAGAGCACTTGTGGCACATGACAATACGCTGCGGGAGAAAGTTGGTTGGTAGTGATTGTCAGTGGGGGCAGCTAATAGATGGGCTACGCTAATGCGCTCTCGATGATGGTGTTGTATGTAAGCTGCGTGGTACATGATGTCATCAGCTGTGAGGTCAATCTTGAGTTGCTGATGAGCATCCATTATAATAGTACGTAAATTGATACGCTGGATAAGATCTACGGCGTCTTGGAAGACATCCATTTTCGTCGGATGTTCAGACAACAAGACACAGGCAATGCGACTTAGGACGGTCGTATTAGCTGTGAATCTGATTTCTTTGTATCCCATCACTGGGTGGTTATCCTCGTATCGCTTTACATATGGAACTTGGATCAGTTCCTGACTGCTTGACTCGATTAAAGCCATTTTTGAGTCAAAGTCATTCATCTGTTCGGTTTTTTGTATATAATCAAACCGGTAGAGATTTTGGTCTCCAAATTTGTTGAAAATTTCAACACGGATGAATGCATTTGGCCCGCTAATGTAAGA